CGTACATTGCCTCGCTGACAACTTCAGACCCGTTGCCAAACGCGCCGCCAAACGTTGCTGGGCCGTCTTTGCGCCTGAACGGCGTGCTTGACGTCACCCCACTCTGCCTGTCCAACTCGGCGGCCTGTGACTCGTCAAGGATCACGTTGGCAGGCCAGCGGCCTGCGTTTAGAGATTCAATTTCGTTGCGTGCACCTTTGTGGCCTTCGTCCCATCTGACTAATCTGCCGTCATCCTTCTTGACAAAGTTGGCTGCACGGGTGCCGCCGTCAGTCCCAATCCGCGACCCGTCAATGTTCAGCGCACCCGTGCCATGCCGCAGCACGTTCTCGGCCACCGTGCCGTCCAGCGGCTTACGCGCCACAACAATCGGCTCAAACGCGGGCTTGAGTGCGGTGCCCCAGCCTTGCCACTGTTGGGCGGCGGGTGTTGCGGGGGCGGTGGGCAGCGTATGAATAACAGTGGAACTGAGGCTCGATTCGTCACCATGTCCCGGGCACGCTTCGCCCTGTTGAATGAAGTCGCAGGCGGTGGAGGTGTAGGCACCGTTCGGCACACGTTCAGCGCCCGCCATCTTGTCGATCGCCTTGGACACGTCCAGCGACTTCGGGAACCCGCTGCCGTACATCCCCGCGATCGAGTCGCGCACCTCAAACCCAGCGTCCTCAATCGCCACCGCCAACCGATGCCACGTACGGGTGCCACCGAACGCGAGCAGGTGACCGCCGGGCTTCAACACCCGAAGAGCCTCACCCCACACGATCGGGTCATAGGCAACACCCGACGAATCCCACTTCCGACCCATGAACGCCAACTCGTACGGCGGGTCCGTGACGACCGCGTCCACGCTCGCCTCAGGTAGAGATCGCATCATCTCGCGACAGTCGCCGTGCAGCACGTTCACGTCGGGAACATCCACGCCCCGGACACTAGCGCCCCGGGTGCGTAACGCTACGGGGACACGCCGTCCCGAAGCGCCTGCTCAATCATCACATGCACGTACGCCCGCTCGATCGACTGCGACAGAGACCGCAACTCCTCCACGTCCATCTCCGACAAGCGATGTATCTGAGCCGTCAGAGCCGCATCGACGTCAGTCATCGTCGTCGTCGTAGATCATCGCCTCCGGTGCCGCTTCCAGCAGCGAGTCGATCCGCCAATACGGCATCCCCTCGCGAGCGAAAGCGGACAGGGCAGGATCACCGTTCTCGTCGATCCACTCGACTACGACGACCCATCCCGTGATCAGCGCACCATCCCCACCGGACTCGTGCTCGTACGCCTTGATCGCGGCCTCGATCTGTGTTTCCGCGTCGTACAGCACACCCGGAGACGGCTCCGAGATCTCGTCACTCATCGGCGACCTCCCGGTGCCCATTCTACGGGGCAGGAGTGGATCTCCCATCGGGTGTCGGACAGGATCGGGTGTTCCATGATGCGGGCCTGCGCGGGCGCGTAGACGCCGTCAGCGGGCCACGGGATGACGTTCCCTGAAGGGCTCGGGTCCTCGTTGATCTCGATCATGTGCCCGCTTGTTGATCGGACACTGCGGACGGGTGTTCCACATTGTGGGCACGGGTAGACAGTCTGTGGGCGGGGCTGCTGCCGCATCCCCTCATGCTAGTCGGTTGCAGGGGCTGCCCGGGTAGTGCCAGTGGTGCGCTCCGTCGCCGTGCCGGAACGCGGTCCAGAACGCTCGGTCTTGGTAGTAGCGGTTCCATCGGTGGATCGGCTTGTCGAATAGGCGCCGGATCTCGCGTCTACGGTCGCCGCCTGTGCGCTTCTCCTCCTTCAGCATCATCCACACGAGCCCGTCGCGCCACTGAGAGTCGAGGAACTGGTAGGCGCCTCGGGCGGATGAGCGGGGGTTCGCGGCCCGATAGTTGCCGCGGGACTCTCGCCTCATGATGCAGCGGCGGAAGTCATCGTGCCTCGGGGAGTACCACTTGCCGACGTACAGGCTCGGCTCGATGCCCTTCCTGTCGTTGATGAGGTGCTCGTGGCGGATCTCCGCGGATGCGGGTGCCGCGAGGGTGACGGTGAGCAGGGCGGCGGTGATGGATGCGATGAGGCGCATAAGTGTCCTAACGGTCGGGGACAGGGCAGGACAGGGACCCCACGATCGGGGGTCGCTGTCGGTTAGGCGGCGCGGCTCCGGCGGAGTCGGGTTCGCTCTTTGACGGTGGTGCCGCCCCATATGCCGATCACAGTCCACGCCCCCGCGTCTTGCAGGTCGAGGGCATGGGTGAGGCACTCGACGCGGACAGGGCAGTCTCGGCACACGGCTCGGGCTTCCTTAGCGTCCTCCCCCGGCTTCGGGAAGAAGACGTCGTGACCGATCTCGCGGCAGACAGCGTCATCCATCCAGTCTAGAGATCGGCTCATCGGCGGGCCTCACCGAGGGCCCATCCGATCGCGAATCCGATCGTGATCGCCGCGACGGCGATGAAGGCGGTCATCGTGATCTCCCCTCTAGTTGATGTCGTGCCGCCACGATACGGCGATGCAACTCGGCGAGCCCGGCGGGGTCGAGGATCGCGGTGCTGTCGGGCTCGCAGACGATCCGCACTCTGTCCGCTACGACGGACACGGCGACGTCGATGAAGGCGTGCTCAACGGTCTCGTCGCCTCCATGCCCGTCCTCATAGTTCGGGGGGTCCTCTCCCGGGATGCTCGCCCACACGCTCACGGCAGGGGTCCTTCCTCGCGTGCCTGCCGGATCGTGACGCACCACGAGCACCTGTCAGGGGTGGTGGCTTTGAGCCCGGGCGGGCAGAGCGGGTCGTGGGTGAGGACGATGCCGGCGTCGACGGCTTCGCGGAGTGTCAGAGATCGGGTGCCCCACTTGTCCTGCCGGTTGAGGAGTTCGCAGTGGCAGTTGTCGCTGCTGCCCGGGTCGGACTGTGGGCAGCGTGGATGGTGGGCTGCGGACACTTCCTCGGTGATGCGTTCGAGGATGTAGTCGCCGGGTGTCATCAGTTCCACCCCCTCAACTTCGCGTAGGACACGTATGACGGCGCAGTGACACTCGGCGCCGTTCCATGCCTGCTCGAAGTCGGCGCGTGGGCACATCGGGTCGTGCTCTTCGATCGTGTCGGTCATGAGTCCCTCTCTTCGTGTAGTCGTCGTCGTTCGTCCTCGCGGATCTCCCGGATCCTCTCGCAGGTGCACTGGCAGGTGCAGTCGCCCATCCACGGGCAGCAGGTGCCGGCGTGGTTCTCGCAGAGCGGGTCGTGGGTCACGGGCGGTTCTCCGCCGCTACCTCCGACCCTGCACGCAGATACGGGCCGAGGACCCTGCGCTCGTCTTCCCGCACGTCGGCGATGAAGTCACAGAGGCAGTCGCAGTCGCAGCCCGGGCTGGAGTGCGTCGCGCACACGGGACAGAGACGGTCGTGGTGGATGTGGGTCATGTTGACTCCTCGGCGTGAAAGTTGATCGCGTCGAGCATGACCATCCTCAACCACTGCGCTCGGTTCATCCCCGAAGCAGCAACCGCGGCGTCAATGATCGCAGCCTCGTCCTCCGCGAGTCGGATGCCGAGCGTCCGAGTGAGAGGCGCGTCTCTGCGCACCCTGCGACCCGGCCGTGGGTAGTAGGGCCTCTGTGTCCCCATCAGATCAGGTCCTTCCAGTTGTCGGGCAGGTACGGGGACTCGCCTCGGTCCCGCTCGATGCGGCCCTCCCCGTCGCAGGCGTCGCAGGTGCCGTCGTGGGTCACTCGCCCGTACTCGTAGAGGATGTAGTCACCCGCGCCTCCGCAGGTGCCGCACTCTTCAGTCGTGTCCTCGGGCGGGTTGACCGGTGGTTCCGCTGTCGTCATCTTGCTCTCCCCTCATCGTCGCGCACACGGCGCACGCGATCCCTGTGTAGGTCCACGCGCCGCACGTGCAGCGGTGGACGTTGTCATCCTGTCCGCCGGCTCGGCGGGACAGTCCCCTCATGTGTGTCCCCTTACCTGTCGGCGAGTTCTCCCCGACGCAGGATGAACGCGGTCACGTCCAGCGGGGAGCAGTATTCGTCGCCGAACTCGATCGGACGGTATCCGGTGAGCCAGTCGGCGAGCGCCTCGATCACGCGTTCCGCTTGCTCCCGCTTGTCGGTGTCGTCGCTGTCGAGCGTGCGGGCGATCTGGTTGACGAGTGTGTCGTGGCCGGCGATGAGGACGTCGGCCTGCCGTTCGCTGATCATGTGCACCTCCGAGGGTTGCCTACCCGTGGCTTCATGCTACCGCAGGTCTGGTGGTTCCGGTAGGCAGTCGCACGCCCCGATCTCCCAGTAGCATCGGTCGCAGAGCGCCGGCGGGTCTGTGTCGGGGATCGCGAGGTCGCTCATCCCGCCGATCATGACTCGTCGCTCCTGTCGAGGATCTCGTAGTCCTCGGGTGTCTTGGCGGCGTGCACGTACTCCAGCGCCCGATCTCGGGAGTCGAAGGTGATCACGTGCCGGTTCAGGTGGTAGACCCGGTAGGGGCCTCGGTCGTCGCTCATGCCTGTCCCTTCGTGGCTCGGACTGCGATGCGGCAGTCGTCGGTGCTTGTGCGGAGATCCGCGAGACGCACGGCGTCGTGGTCCCACTTCGCGGTGAGTGCTTCGGATGCGTAGCGCATGAGCCGGCGGATCGCGGCTCGGCTTTCCGGTGTACTCATCGGGTCCCTCCAGTGATGTCGATGACCCGGCTGGACGCGATCTTGCGGACCGCGTCTCCGGGGATCTGGATGTGCAGGTGCCGGCCGTCGTCGCCGAAGACGTAGCACGTGACCGTCTCGAAGATCGGCCGATCGGGTGTGTACGCGTTGAAGGTGACCTTCTGTAGGCCGCCCCACTTCACGACCGGTCCGTGGCAGGCGCAGTCGGGCGGCTGCTCTCCGCAGCCTTCGCAGGTGTCGATCAGGTTGTCGGCTTCCATGTGGTGCTCCCCTCTAGATGTGTTGGACGTTACTCGGTGGCCGTGACAGTGCGGTCAGGTTTCCCGGATCGCGACGATCCGCAAGGCGATGTTCCGGGTGTCGTGGTGGAAGGTGGCGCGGACGTGGCTCGCGCTGCGGGCGATGTAGTCCATGTAGCGCATCTCGCCTGTCTCGCGGTTGCGGGCGATGAGGTGGAAGTTCTTCATGATCAGATCACCCGGATCGCGGCGACGGGCACGGTGACGGTGCCGTGAAGGATGTACGCCTCATCGTCGCTGATCTTGACGATCGGGGTGATCTCGTCCTCGCCGAAGTTGAAGGTGGTGCCGCTGCTGATCAGGGTGCCGGTGGTGCCGGCGGGGATCTCTGCGTAGCGGTCGATCTGCTCGGTGTAGGTCCTCATCGTGATCTTGCTCCCTCCGGGACCCCCTCGGTCCCTATGAGAATAACGTACCACCCCGGGGGAGGGGTGTCTACTATTGGGGTCAGATCCACTCGTTCCGCTTCGTCAAGCCCATCGGCGGGACGATCATCGGCTCATGCCGAGGCGGCTCGAACAGGGCCAGCAGCAGCGCCTCGGCCCGGTCCGGCGACCCGATGCCGCGCTTGCTCATGTCTGCCTTCGACTCGATCTGCAGCCTGCCCGAGGAGTTAGCCCGGTACGACGGCGCCGCGAGTTGCATCATCGTCGCGTGGTCGATGTCGAGGGCGATCTCCTGCAGGCCTTGCTCGTCGGGCTGCAGCGCCTCCCGCATCGTCCACCACATCTCGGCCCTCTGGTTCGCGAACCGGTCCCGGTCGTGGGCGGACTGCGACACGTTCACCGGCACGATCACTGAGGAGTGGCGGCCGTCTTTCCCCCATTCCTCTAGAAGTCCCGCGACACCCCAGCCGACACCGATCGCGTCGATCTTCACCCGCACCGGATCAGTGATGTCCTGCTCGGCGTGGATCCGCTCGGCGGCGTGGATCTCGTCTAGCACCCGGCCGGCGACCTCCACCGGTGACGTGTTCGACCGTGACGTGTGCACGAGTGACGCCGTCGATCCGTGGAGGCGGGCGATCGCGAACTCGTCCCCGCCGTCCGCTGCGACGTCTACCCCTAAGCGGATCACACCGGGGTCGGACTCCAGTTCCATCGCCTCCTCGATCCACTCGATCGGGATGGCGGCGGTGTCGGTGGTGCGGGGGAATCGGGCGTGGACGCGGGCTTGCACGAATGGGGAGTCCTCCCCGAAGGTGCGGGTGACGTCCTGCACCCACTGCGGGTCGACGAGGTTCCGGGCCCACGGGCCGACCTTCTCGCCGGTGAAGTTCGGGGTCTCCGACGCGGGGATCGGGATGACGTTGTACAGATCCGAGGAGCAGGCCCGCTCGAACCACGACCCGACGAGGTTCGTCGGCGGGTTCCCGAGGAGCAGCAGACGCGTGTTCCCGCCGGTCATCAAGGCTTCCAACGCTTGCCCGATCGTGTTCGAGATGCCGCCGGCCTCGTCCACAACGATCAGGAGGTTCTCCGCGTGGATGCCCTGCACCGCGCTCTCGTTGTGCTCGGCGGGGGAGAACCCGTCCGCGACGATCTCCCCGCCAATCTTCCACTCCGTCGTGAACACCTCACCCGGCAGACCGTGCCGGTTCACCACCGACCGGATGTGAGGCCACAGGATCCCCTTCACTTGACGGAATGTCGTCGCGGTCGTCACGACCCGCACCGTGTCCGGCGGATGTACGGCCACCCACCACGCGATAGCACGCGCTGCTATGTGGGACTTCCCGGGGGCGTGGCACGCGGGAACCGCTGTCCTCTTGTGGTCCCGGAGAGATTCGAGGATCTCGATCTGCTTGCTCCACACATCCTCGTGCAGCGCCTCCGTGACGAACCGAACGGGGTCGCGGCGGTACTGCGCGTAGGGTCCTCCGGCGAGGTGCTTGTGGAGGACGGCGAGGGCGGCCGGGTCGAGGCGGGTGAGGACGGCTTGCCGCTGCTCGTCGGTGAGGTCAGGTAGTAGTCGCAGACTCTCCACCGGTGGCCTCCTCGATCAGGGCGCGGAGTTGCCGGTCGACGTCGTCGACGGTGATCGTTTCGACGGGTCCGCCGTCGGGGCCGGTGATCTCTGTCCGGTTGCTCCACTTCTTGTTGCGGCGTTCTAGGAACCATGCGGCGGCTTGCCATGTGCCGCCGACGATGGCTTCGCGGATCTTGTCGAGGGCGAGGTTCTGGCCGGAGATCTCGGCGGCTTTTATGGCCTCACACAACTCACGTTGTGCTTGTTCGGTGGGGGTGAGGGTGTCGCCGGCGTCTGCTCGGGCGTCGAGGGCGGATCCTTCGCGGAGCCACCTGTAGTAGGTCTGTTCGCTGATGGGGGCGTATTGGCAGGCTTCTTGGACGAAGTGGCCGGCTTTGAGGGCGTTGAGGAGTCGCTGCACTTTGGGGTCGTCGGCTGTCATGCGGCGGGGCATCGGTGGTTGTCTCCTCGTGCTTGCGTGGTTTCTACTGTACCTGTCCGGGGATGATTGTGTATCCGCAGTTGGGGCAGGTTTGGGTGGGTGTGGGTTCGGGGTCGTTGAGGGGTTCGGGGTCGGTGGGTGGGGTGAGTGACTCGAAGCCCCAGTCTCCGATCTCGTAGCCGACGGCGTCTAGTTCGACGAGTTGTGTCGCGAGGATCTCGTGGTCCCATTCGGCGAGTTCGGCGGTGCGGTTGTCGGCGAGGGCGTAGGCGCGTGCTCGTTCGTAGTTCCAGTCCGGGGGGACGCGGGTGATGTCGATCTGTGTCCATCCGAGATTCTTCGCTGCGTCGAGTGTTCCGTTGCCGGCGATGACGTATCCGTCCCACACGACGAGGGGGCGGCGTTGCCCGAAGGCGGTGAGGCTGCCGGCGATCGCTTCGAGGTTGCGGGTGGAGTGCTTGCGGGCGTTCTCGGGGTCCGGCTGGATGGAGGTGATGGGGACGGTCTCGACTTTCACCGCTGTTTCCTTTGTGTGCGGATCGCGTAGATGGATAGGACGATCAGGGTGACGGAGATGCCGGTGACGAAGCCGAAGATCCAGTCGCTCATGACTTCTTCCCGTCGATGATGCGCTTCACGGTGTTAGGGCTCATGCCTGTCTCGACGGCGACGCCGTACATGCTCCAGCCTCGGTCGATGAGTGACTGCACTCTCTCGCGCCTGTCGGTGGACAGGTTCTTGTTCCTTTCGATGTTCGTGAGGATGGTGCGGGTGATGTCGGTGATGATGTCGAACTCTGCCCGCTCGGTGTCTGTTGGTTGCCGTAGTGGT